AGCCCCTTCTAAGACTGAAGAACCATAAGGTAGAAAAGCATCGTTCCCTAATAACCTGAAATGACTGATTTGCCAATTTTCTAAAATTCTATTACCTTGTGTAATCCAACGAAAACGTACAGCTGAAGGATCTTCGGGATCAAAACCTTCTTCACGTTCAATTTCAGAGATAGGAATAGGAAAAACATTAATCACACCAAAATCAGGTGAAACGTCATTAAAAAGAAAAAAATCACCGTATTTACATAAATTACGAACCCACATCACCAAATTAAATTCAACGTTTAAGACATCGTAAAAGAGATTTTCAAGTAATTGTTTAATCTTACGATTTTCAGAATAGATATGTAAAACTTTACCAGAAGAATCAGCCGAAACAGTTTCTTCAGCATAAATGTCTAAGGCGCTAGACAGTTCTGGGGTTGACTCCATTTCACTGAAGTCTGAATAACGAGCCATTCTATCATAAGAGCCATACGCTGAAATGGTAGAATTATAAACATCACTATGATTTTTCTTAAATAAATCTAAACTGCTAGGACTTTTGCTATCGCCTTTTTTATTATTCTTAATTCTTTTACGAATAGTAGGTCCAGAACGAAATAAATCCGTCAGTTTTTTAAATAAACTCTGATTATCAGCCATAAATAAATCTCTATATTTTGTATTTTAATATTATATAATAGATTTTAGAAAATTTAAGTTTTTTTTAACGTATTAGCCAAGAAAAATCGCCTAAAGCAGATATTTTTTTATTTTCCCCTATATCGATAATACTATCTGATATGGGTACTGGCAAAAATGGATTAATCTGCTTTGTCATTGCACTATTATAATAAGGACTAATCACCGTATTAGCTGATGAGGTTTGATTAATCTTCATACCCTTTAATATTTCATTCGCTGTAGTTGCCTCTGTTGATTTTAACTTTGAACCATATTTGTCAGCAATCCAAATACCTATCGCCAGAGATAACACAGCATCATCATGATGATCTTTCATAGCTACAGGTTTATTATTTATCCAGACAAAGGTTTTGAATTCATCATAAAGACGTAGCGAATTAATCTCATAACGATGATTACGTACTGCTTCTTCCAAATTTGATAGAATTTTAGCACGACTATCCTTCTGTGTACTAAACCCTGCCTTAGCAATAAACTCCGATTTATCTAAGGCGTATGTAAATTCATATTTCATTCTATCATTTTCAAAATGAAAATTCTGATAGCCTAAATCGTTTAATTTAGATAATACCATATATCCATAAGTGTTATTTTCAGGACATATTAATGCCTTATTATAACGTCGACCCCAATCATAAACTAATTGAGAAAAATTATCAGGTGTTAACTTGCCTTTATATTCCACGTCAAGTGTTCCAGTATCAACATTAATAATATGGAAGACGCTGGAGTCAGCCCCATCACCACGAGCCACGTCAGCTGAGAGCACGTACTTATGACCTTCTCTAGGATAACGCCATACCCAAACATCTTGATTAGGACCTGTCATTTCAATAGGCGCCTTAGTCCGACTACGCACCCAATCTAAATCTTCATTTTGAAAAAAAGTGTCACCTGAGGCTGCAAAGTCACACAATAATTCTTGTGCGATTTGTTTCGGTGACATATTCCTAGTTTCTTCTTCAAACCATTTAACATCACGTTCAGGATGAACATCCCAACTTAGTTTAATCGGATTAAAGAAGTTAGTTTTCTGTTCAGCCCCGACCCATAAATCATAATATTGACCGCCAACACCATTAGGGGTAGATAAAATAATCGCTCTACCACCAGTTGATAGTGTAGGATAAAGACCAGTCCATAATTCATCAAAGTTTCTTACGAAAGCAGCTTCGTCAATAATCAATAGAGACAAAGCTTCTGAACGACCTGCGTCTTCAGAAGTAGGAATTGCTTTAATGGATGAACCATTTGCAAAGACAATTTGCTGTTTATTATTAGACGTGATAGGAGACAAGATTAACCAAGGAGGTAAAGCCTGAATTGCCACTTTAACCTTCTTTACAAAGTTCTGGGCCACAGCTAATTTAGTTGCAATGATCAAAATATTCTTGTTTTTATAGAAAAGGGCTTGCCAAATGGCATATGCTGCCACGATGGTAGAAATACCTAACTGACGACTCTTTAAAATAATATTGAATCGGTGTTCATTAAAATCATTTAAACATGTATCTTGAAATGGATAGGTCGCGAAAGGAATTAAACCTTTCAATGGGTGTTCAATCTTTAGATATTTGTTAATAAAGTAAGACGGATCTTTGCCACATCTTACAATTTCATTAATTTGAGTTTGTTTAATAGACATTTGTAAATCCTATTAATCTTGAACCTCAAATTGTACAGAATAAACAAAACGAATACGACGTAATGGAGATTGAGAATTGACAGACATGACTTCATGATTAGCATTTTCATTACAACGTGTCAATTTAATAGCAGAACCTGTTTGTTCTTTAAATCCTTTTTTAATATCATCAATACGACGATTAATAATATCATTGGCTTCATATTTAAGAGAATCAGTTTGTTGATGTAAACCTACTTCACGAGCAACTTGTCCAATGGTCTCATAAGAAGCTGTCAACATATTACCTGCTAACTTCAAATTTAACTTACGACTGCCATCTCCAGTATTATGATATACATTGTCAATTAAATTACCTAAGGCGTGAGATCTTGAAATACTTTTCATTATTAAAATTCCTTTTATTATTTTTCTTTATTACTATATAGCTTAGACCAATTATCTAATTCACAGGTTTTACACATTTTATGTCTTTTATAAGCTTCAATGTCATCAATTTCAGCAAATAAATGTTGACACACAGGACAATCAATCGGAATATATTCGTCATCAATCGGTCTGACAATTCTAATCTCGTCGGTTTCTAATTCCTCAATTGATTTATCAATCTGTCGCCATTTATGTTTACTCAAATCTAACATAAGAGTCTTTCCCGTCACTTTCGATATTTAAATTATCATCAACCACATCTTTGATCGCATCCACGTGTGAAATAATCAAAATGGTCTTGAAGAATTTTTTAAAGCTTTCTAATAATCTTACGCAAGACTCGATGTTTGTATCATCTAAGGCGCCAAAACCTTCATCAATAATGAAGATATTTGACTTAGGTAGATTACTAATGTTGATTAAACCCACTCGAATGGCCATGGAGCTAATCATCTTTTCCATTCCAGAGGCACATTCAATGATACGCCTTTGATCAGCTCCGTAGTTTAAATAAACTTCTAAATCGTCGTCTTGAATTTCGATATCAACTGTAAAATCAGCGACCCCTGCTAAGATTTCTTTCACCTCTTTGTTCAAAGAAGGCAACATTTCCTTCATGAGTTTAGCGGGTAAACCTTTTTTGGAAACGCAGTTGATAAAGAGTTCATGTAACTTCCATTCTTCCACAATCTCAGAGTAGATCTTCTCTTCTCTCTCGTAGGTCTCAATCATCTTAGTTAAGTAAGAGTTCTGACCTTTAATCCCGATGATATCAGTTTCTGTTTTGGAGAGGCTTTGTTTCACACTTGTTAATTCATGTTGATATCGACTCAGATTATCAGCTTCGCTCTCGTTGACAGTCATCTTTAGTCCGCTGAGCTTATCATGCGCCTTTTCATGACGTTGTGCCTCCGATAAAATCTTCTGTTCAAGTGTGTCAAGTCTTTGCTCCAAATTACCTTTTTGCAAAACATTTTGATGATTTTTACGTAAATGTTCTTCATACTTGTCGATCTTAACTTGAATTTGTGCTTGTTCAATCTCTCGAATGATAGTGCCTAGTTCATCAGCTGTACCTGATAATTGTTGCATGCGTTGTTCAGCATTACCGATGTCATGATAATCAGCATAAGCGTTCTTAATGAAGCGGCATGTAGGAAAACTATCACCACATGGGACACTTGATAATAATTTATGAGCGTCTTTCTTTTTCTGAATTTCCTTTTGATTATCAGCTAATTGACTCATTACAATGGTTAACTGTGATCTGAGATTTGTCAGACGATCCTTTTCAGATTTCAATTCATTGATGTCAACTTGTTCACAAAATTTGGTAAATTTCTCAATTTTTAAGGTTAATTCATCAATTTCAGTCAAAGTTTTAGACTTTGTATCTTGTGCTTTATCAAGAGAGATTTGCAAATTTTCAATTTCATTTTCCAACTCACGTATCAATTCAAAGTTAGAATTTTTATTCTTGACATTTTCAAGCAAGATGCGAATTTCCACTTCTCGGGACTTAAAATCAGTCAAAAGTGTCTGAAGATCAGTCATTTTACTCTCGTTCAAAGAAATTTCTTCTGCAGACTTTTTCTTTAAAGACGACCAATCTTTCTCTTGAAAAGCTTTTAATTTACCTTTTAATTCTGTGATTTTATCTTTGGCAATTCTTCCTAACTCTTCAAATACATCCAAATTCATGAACTTTGATAGATAATATTTACGTGCGCCGCTCTTTTCATTGATAAATGCATTAATATTACCTTGTGAAGCGAAAGATGTCATTAAAAATTCTTCGGAATTTCCAATTAATTCTCGTAACACCTTTTCAGTTTCACGTCTCTGTTCATCGCTTTCATTGACAATGGAACCATCTTCTGCAATCTTATGCAAAGCCAACTCTGTAGGTGCATAGATTTCATTTTTCTTTTTAATCGGTATTTTCTTGGTAGATCTTTCAATTAAATATTTTTGATGATTGACATTAATAGTCATCTTCGCAGTAGCATATTCTTTACGAGTATTAATCACGTGTAAATTTTTCATAGCGCCACGATCTGTGCCATTGAATAAAGTATACATCATACTACCTGGAATTGATGACTTACCGGCTGCATTTTTACCAAAAATCCCAATAATACCATTCATGTTTTCAAAATTAATAACGTTGTCTTCACCATAGCTAAAGAGATTATCAAATTCAAAATTTAAAATTTCCCATTGATTAGGACGCCGATTTTGTTCTTCAGGCATATGATCTAAACCATCAACAAACATTTGATTAATCTTCAATAATTGAGCTTCAGTGATGCTTTCTTTGAAATAATCCTTCAACATTTTTAATCTGGATTCATTATCCCAGATATTAAAAGTCTTACGGGTATCTTCTAAATGTTTAACACTTTGTTCAACACCTTCGTGCTTAAAAATAATTTCCTTGGCTTTTTTCTTCTCTCTTAAATATGTCTGAACTAGCTTCACATCATTTTGATTTAAGGCACTTTTGGATTTTACTCTAAAACGACTGCCATTTTTGTAAGTATTGCATAATTCTAAAGTTTTTTCCAAATTGTCTTGCCATTCCACTGTGACAAAAGGATGAGGATTTTCAATGCCATAAAATTTAGTTTTATAATCTACTTTAGAATTAATCTCCCATAATAAAAAGCCTTTGTCAGTCTCTTCTCCAT